ATATTCGTACCAAGATCAAAGGCAAGCGTGTGTTTTGGGTTGAACCCAATCGTGAAAGCAAGTTTGACGCTGTACAACATGTTCGCCGTGTGGCTGAACAGTTCGGTGATCAAGTGATTGTGACCACACGTTGGCAACCAGACAAGATCCATCCCAGTTGGGCAGGATACAAGGCAATTGCGGAGGAAACAAAATGACATTTCAAGAACAATTTGCATATCTCAAGAAGTGGCACTGCCCATCTTGTAACTCACAAGGCAAATAATGCAAGTAAGAGTAACAGAAAATCCTGAAGACTTTGGCGCCTGCGGCTGTGGGCGTAGTCCAAGTGGCAAATGCTGCGGCTGGCATGGATTGACTGAAGACCAGTATCAAGACGCTCTAGCCAAATACGAACAACAACTTTTTGAAAACGAGGAAACAAAATGACCGCATGGGTAGATCAACTCAAAGAAACCATCCCTGACTATGCCAAGGATACCAAACTCAACATTGATGCTGTGATCAAACGTTCAAGCTTGACACCTGAATTGGCTGAAGCCCTTGCGTTGAGTGCAGCATTTGCCACAGGCAACACCAAGCTGTGGACCTGGATTCACAGTGTGTTGGCGGATCGCAAAGAAGCAGACGCTGCTTTGACTGCTGCCAGCATCATGGCTCAGAACAACATTTGGTATCCCTATGTTGAAATGGCCGATGACGAACAACTCAAAGGCTTGCCAGCACAGTTGCGTATGAATGCAATTGCCAGCCACGGTGGAACTACCAAGGCCAACTTTGAAGCCTACAGCCTGGCTGCATCAATTGTGGGCAAGTGCCACTTCTGCGTAAAAGCACACTACGAAACGCTGAAGGCAGAAGGCTATACTGTAGAACAACTTCGTGACATTGGACGAATTGCTGCGGTAATTACTAGTGTGTCGCGTGTACTTGCCAGCTGATGAAAAAGATATTGGTCAACGGTACGTTTGATATTGTACACCCTGGGCATTTGGCATTGTTGAACTATGCCAAATCGCTTGGGGATTTTCTTGTGGTTGCAATTGATTCCGATCAACGAGTGCACAAACTCAAAGGTCTAAATCGACCTGTAAATACCCAAACTGAACGTCAGTTGCTATTGGAAAATCTTCGCGCAGTTGATCAAGTTGTGGTATTTGATTCAGACCAAGAGCTGGTTGACATTATTGCATTGTGTGCTATAATGGTCAAGGGCTCAGACTATCAAGGCCGCCCAATTGTTGGCGAAGATGTTTGCCAACAATTGGTATTTTTTGAAAGAATAAATGACTACTCCAGCACAGCAAAAATTCAACATATTGCTAATCGGAGATGACTGCATTGATGTTTACCAATACGGTGATGTTAATCGAGTCAGTCCTGAAGCACCAGTACCAATTTTTGAAAGCTCGCATGAAGAGACCCGGCCTGGCATGGCTGGCAATGTGTTATCTAACCTACGAGCACTAGGCTGCACAGTTAACTACCTGCATGGCGATACATCAATTAAAACAAGACTGATTGACATTCGTAGTGGTCAACAAGTATTGCGCATCGACAATGACAACTACAGCGACGCACTGGAAATTGAAACTGCTATACCTGACATTTATGATGCTGTTGTTGTATCTGACTACAACAAAGGCACTGTGAGTTATGAGCTGATTCAGCAACTACAACAAGACTTTGATGGTCCAATCTTTGTTGACACCAAGAAGACTGAACTAGAAGGTCTTGAAGGTTGCATTGTAAAAATTAACCTACAAGAATATCGTCAGTTGCGCAGTGAATGTTCAGACTTGATTGTTACTTTAGGCAAAGACGGGGCGCGGCACAAAGAATCTATTTACCCTGCACCCAAGATTGAAGTCACAGACGTTACTGGAGCCGGTGATACATTTCTTGCTGCACTGTGTTACGAATACTTGTGTAGTGATGGCAACATGGCACAGGCCATAGAATTTGCTATCCAAGCCAGCTCAATTACTGTGCAACACACAGGAGTATATGCTCCCACCCAGGAGGAAATATCATGCGCTTGATTGGCAAAGTAGACAAAGGCTGGGGGCACGAATTAATTTTTGCATCCACTGACCAATATTGTGGCAAGCTGTTGAACTTCAACTCTGGTGCAAAGTTCAGTATGCATTTTCATGCTGAAAAAGATGAAACATGGTATGTGCTCAGTGGTAAGTTTAGTGTATTTTACATTGACACCAAGGATACCACAGTACACGAAGCACAGTTAAACCCTGGAGAGGTATGGCACAATGCACCACTTTTGCCTCATCAACTGATCTGTATTGAAGCAGGCACTATAATTGAAGTAAGTACACCAGATTCAGTAGAAGATAACTACAGGTTACTTCCTGGAGATAGTCAAACATGAAAATACTACTAACTGGACATCGTGGATTTATAGGTAGTCACTTGCTCAAGGCGTTACAAAAGAATCACAGTGTATCTTTATACGAATGGAGTGATCCTGTGCTGCCCGATGTTGCTGGACATGATTGGGTAGTTCATACCGGTGCAATTAGCTCTACTACCGAGCAAGATGTTGAAAAAGTAATGAGACAAAATGTGGACTTCAGCATTGCTCTTTACGAGCAGTGCAGATACCATGGTGTTAATTTTCAATTTAGCAGTTCAGCAAGTGTGTACGGCCTAGGATCGGTGTTCTGCGAAGATGCTCCTGTGGATCCTCGCACACCTTATGCTTGGAGCAAATATCTTGTGGAGAGACATATTGAGCAAGTCCCGCCACGTGGCATGCTGGCACAGTGCTTTAGATACTTTAATGTATACGGTCCTGAAGGCGAGGAGCACAAAGGTTCTCAGGCCAGCCCATTCATGCAGTTTAAAAAACAAGCTGAAGAAACTGGCACAGTGCAACTATTTGATATTTCTGCTCAGAGAGACTTTGTGCACGTGAGTCAAGTCGTGAACACTCATGTCAAGTTCTTTGGTGTGCCTGTTTCGGGCACATTCAACGTTGGTACCGGCACAACAAAATCATTTGCCCAAGTTGCGGCCCTGTACACTGACAATGTACAAATCATTCCCATGCCCGAGAATCTAAAACACAGCTATCAAATGTACACTTGTGCCAACATGACCAAGACTAACAATGTATTGACAAACTAAGATACATGCTGTACAATCTATTAAATAATGCTTGCTAAAGGCCAACATGAGTAACGATTTTGCAAAATTTATCAATTCTCAACGACGTCACAAAACTGACGTGAAGATTGCTAGGCAAGTAAAAATTGCCAAAGCACACGGCCTAACTGGTCAAGACAAAGCAGTTAAAGAACCCCATCGCTTGGCCAAACATCATGCCATGGACTGTGGAAATCCACATTGCTACTTGTGTGGAAATCCGCGTAAAACACACAAGGACAAGTTGACCACACAAGAAAAGCGCCTGTTCCAAGATTTAGACAACACAACTGACAAACACTCTAATGGATTACCAAATGAACAAAATGACTAAACAACAAGAACTTGAATACGCCGCAACACTGGGACTTACCAGTGAAGCTGCGGTTGCTGTTATTGGCAACCGATATGACCTAGTATTGGTCGCAAGCCGACGCTGCCGAGAACTTTCGCGAGGGGACCTACCTAGGGTTCCATCCCGACACGGACATGTGTTGACCACACTTAAAGAAATTGAACATGGTAAAGTAGGTCGAGAATACCTGTTCAAAACACTCGATGCTGAACCGCGTCGTCGACGATCAACACATCAATAAACAAGGAACAACATGAGTACAAATTTAGCATTTAAACCACAAGACTTCAAGGTTGCGGACCTGTCACTAGCTGATTGGGGCCGCAAAGAAATTCGCATTGCCGAACAAGAGATGCCGGGACTGATGGCCCTGCGTCGTGAATATGCAGGCCAACAGCCCTTGGCTGGTGCACGTATTGCAGGCTCACTGCATATGACCATTCAAACTGCTGTGCTGATTGAAACCCTAATTGAACTAGGGGCTAGTGTGCGTTGGAGTAGTTGCAATATTTTCTCCACACAGGATCAAGCGGCGGCGGCCTTGGCTGTAAAAGACATTCCTGTATTTGCTTGGAAGGGCGAGACAGAAGATGAATACTGGTGGTGCATTGAACAAACAGTTGCTGGCCCTGATGGCTGGCGACCTAACTTGTTGCTGGACGACGGGCATGATTTGACATGGTATGTTCATGAGAAAGAGCCTGAGTTGTTAAAGGGCATTCGTGGTGTCAGCGAAGAAACTACTACAGGCATTCACAAACTACTGGAGCGCATTGCTGCTGGTACCCTTGCTATCCCTGCTATTAACGTCAACGACAGTGTGACCAAGAGCAAGTTTGACAATTTATATGGCTGTCGCGAAAGCTTGGTGGATGCTATCAAACGTGCTACTGATGTTATGATTGCAGGCAAAGTTGCTGTGGTTGCTGGATATGGTGACGTAGGCAAGGGATCTGCGCAGGCCCTGCGAGCACTCAGCGCACAAGTGTGGATTACCGAGATTGACCCTATCTGTGCACTACAAGCCGCCATGGAAGGCTATCGTGTGGTTACAATGGAAGAAGCCTGTCAGCATGCTGATATCTTTGTAACAGCCACTGGTAACATCAATGTGATTACCAAGATGCACATGTTGCAGATGAAAGAAAACGCTATTGTGTGCAACATTGGTCACTTTGACAGCGAGATTGACATTGCAGGCATTCAAGATGCTGAGTGGACCGAAGTCAAGCCCTTGGTTGATCAAGTGCGACTCAGTAACGGTCGCACTATCATTATCTTGGCCAAGGGTCGCTTGGTGAACCTGGGCTGTGCAACTGGGCATCCTAGCTTTGTGATGAGCAATAGCTTTACCAACCAAGTTTTAGCTCAAATTGACCTTTGGGAAAATGCTGACAAATACGAAAATCGTTTGTATTTGTTGCCCAAGCATCTTGATGAAAAAGTTGCAAGACTGCACCTGGGACAGGTTGGCGCAAAACTTACAACTCTTACAAATGATCAAGCAGCATACATTAGTGTTAATGTTAGTGGTCCTTACAAGCCTGACACTTATCGCTACTAATTCTTGACCAAAATATCTACTAATGCTATAATACATATTAGGAGATTTTTTATGCCTTGGATTGAAAACGTAGCTGCTGCTGATGTGCCCATGCGGTACCACCACGAAGCTGGCGAAAATAGCATGCTGATTCAGATCATGGACCCTGCGCCTAGCTGGTGGCCCGAGTCCACGCACAACTTTAAGGAAACTCATCGTTTTGAGTTCCTTGATGCCGAAGACAAAGATGGCTTCCCTGAAGAAGCCAAGATTTCGGATCAGCAAGCCGAAGAAATTGTGCGTCTATTGCAACATGCCTTAAATCAGCGCATGAACGTGGTGGTGCATTGCTTGGCAGGACTGTGCCGTTCAGGTGCTGTAGCAGAAGTTGGTGTTATGATGGGTTTCCAAGATTGTGAGCGCACCAGGATTCCAAATTTGCGTGTCAAGCAGAAGCTGATGAAACAGTTGGGCTGGACTTACGACAGTGACAAAAAACCTTACGATCATGAAAATGATTAAAGGAATACAAAGATAGGTTGGGAGCGATGAACAAATTGATACGTGACGGAAAGGTTGCTGTGTTATGTTCGCCAGGGTTTGGTGCCGGCTGGTCAACCTGGAACACCGGCAAATATTCTGATATGCTGTTTGACGCTGGTATGGCAGATCTTGTGCTCAAGGGTGATGTTGAACAGATGCAGGCTTATGCACTTGTGAAGTGGCCTGATGCTTACCTAGGTGGTCTCAAAGACCTAACCGTGATTTGGGTTGACCAAGGCCAACTTATAAAGATAACCGAGTATGACGGTAGCGAAAGCATTGAATACCAGGACTCAGATGATTGGATAACT